ATATCTGATTACCATTTGTGGTGGGAAAAAGGAAGTAGTGAGTATGGAAGTTATAAAAGCGATATTTCTAAAGAGAAAACCGAAAAATATTTAGATTTTCATTATACTTATTTTACTTCTTTAAAACTACTCTCTGAAGAATTAGCCGCTCAATTAAATATGCTTCAAAGTCTATGTAATTTAAAGCAAACTAAATTAGTAGTTTTCTTTAGTTTTTTTGAAGATTACAATATAGGTAGACTTCCTTTAGATTTTACTTATACTACTTCAAAAATATTTTTAGATAAAAAAAATATATTTAATTTATTTAATTTTGGTTTTGATAATACTGTTGTTCATCCCTGGTGCTCTTTTATGAAGCTTTATGATAGCGGCTATAGTATGTCACATCCATATACTTACGACAATATTATATGTAGTGGAGCGATAGCCGATTATGTTAATAATATACCAATATCTCCGTATCAAATTATAAACAAACACAAACCAGATGATTCTTATTTCTCATAGAGGTAACATAAACGGACCAAATTCAAAAGAAGAAAATAAACCTTCTTATATAGCTGCAGCAATATCTAAAGGTTATGATGTAGAAGTAGACTTTTGGTTTGAAGACGGTAGATTTATTTTAGGTCATGATGAACCTCAATATGAAATACCTATAGACTTTATGGAATCATTTTATCGTAAACTTTGGATACATTGTAAGAATACTGCTGCATTATCTAAGTTAGTAGAAATAGATAGAATAGGTGCATACTTAAACTATTTTTGGCACGAAAACGATAAAGTAGTTTTAACCTCTCAAGGATATATGTGGACTAACCCTGGAACATACATCGAAGGAGGAATAGCAGTACTACCAGAGATAAAAAAAGATAAATTAGAAGGTAGATTAGGAGTTTGTTCCGATTATATTAGTAACTATGAATAAAGCAATTTTTATATCAGGATACTTACACGGTCTATCCGATAATATATTACCGTTCTTAGATATAAATACCGATATATATGTACATACTTGGCAAGATAGAGATAATCAAAGATGGATTAACAAGTTAAAGCGGTATGAAAAATATTGCGGCAATATAACTATAATGTCTGAAAAGCCTAAATTTAAAGAAAAGCTTTTATCTTATGCTTATTCTACTTATGCTTCGGTTAAAATGGCTACCAAAATAGAAGACTATGATATATGTATAAAGTTTAAACCAGATTTAGATACAGATGTTATAGAGTATAATCAAGATATATCTTTCAGTTTTTCAAAAGCTAAATTACAATCTAGGCCATTATTAGAAGATTATAAAAAAGAAGATTGTGTTTACGGTACAATACATTATAAAACTTTAGACGAAAGAATGTTTACTTCTTTTCCTAAACCATTAAAAAAAGTTTTTCATAAAACGTTTAAATATTTCTTAAAAGAGATAGAAGATATTAATAATAAATTTAATTTTATGCTTGGTGAAAATTATGAAGGAAGTATTTTTTGGACTGAATTGTTTGAAACAAATGGAGTTCCAATTATACAGGATTTAAATTTAAAATTACCAAATAATAAACAATGGCAATAAAAAGAGCAAAAAAATTATCTAAAAAAGAGTTTGAAAACGTAAAGATAATTGAAAACAGAGCTTCTCTTATAGAATCAGAGACTGCAGAATTAGGTAAACTTAAAGTAGAACATTCCAAAAAGATACTATTAGCTTTTTCTTCAGAATTTACCCCAGAGCTCGCACTAGAAATAGGAAAAATTGAACTATATATAGATAAGAAGAAAGCTTCTTTAGACACATTTACTAAAGAAACTAATCGTCAAAATGTTTTACTTGCAAAACAACTTCAAGACAAATACGGCGAAGGATCAATTAATCCTGAAAAAGGTACTTTCGTTCCTAAATAATTTTAGAATTTTAGTATCTATTTATATAAGAAGACAAATACTCTTTTGACAAGAGTTTTTCGATATTGACAATATATTTATAATTAGACATAATTAAATTTAACCAAACATGGCAGAAACAATAATCTCCCCAGGTGTATTTCAAAGAGAAAATGATATCTCTTTTATCTCCCCAGCACCAGCAGAAGTAGGAGCTTGTGTAATAGGACCAACAGTAAAAGGACCAGTTGAAATCCCTACTACTGTTACTTCGTATAACGAGTATGTAAGAGTATTCGGTGAGACTTTTGAGTCAGGTTCAACTAAACAAGAATTTTTAACTTCAATTGCTGCAAAAAATTATTTCTCACAAGGTGGAAATACCTTATTAGTAGCTAGAGTAGTTACTGGTTCTTTTAGTAGAGCAGCAAGTACTCATATCTCTTCATCAGCTAAAAATAGTACACAACCATTTACTTTAGAAACTATTGGAAAAGGAGCACTATATAACAACTCAACAGGAGTATCTGATGCAGGAGTACAAAACTCTGACAGTTCTTTAAAGTCAGGTTCGGCAGATAATTTGAGATGGGAGATTTCAAATAAAAATAACTCTAAAGGAACTTTTACTCTTTCAGTAAGAAGAGGTGATGATAGCCTTAAAAACAAAGTTATTTTAGAGACATTTAATAACTTAAGCTTAGATCCAGATAGCGAGAACTACATAGAGAAAGTTATCGGTAACCAAGTAGAAGCTATTTCTGGTACAGGAGATAATGTTACTGTTACTGGAGAGTATGTTAATAGATCAAGATATATTAGAGTAAGTGCAGTTAATTTACCAACATTAAATTACTTAGGTAATGACGGATTAACAGTAGGTGTGGATAATGCTGCGGCTTCTTTATCAGCTTCTTTACCAATTAATAGTTCAGGATCGTTCCACGGAGCTACTGGAGATATAGTAGTAGGAAGTGATAACTATTATGATAACATTGCAGCTAGAACTCAAGGTTTAACAACAGGTAACTATACAAATATAATTACTTTATTAAATAACGCTGACGATTATAAATTTAATGTAATAACAGCACCAGGTATTAATAACAATAACCATAGCGCTACAGTAACTAAATTAATTGATTTAGCTGAAGCAAGAGGGGACGCTATTTATGTAGCTGACTTATATGGACATGGAGCTACAGTGGCAAATGTTACCGGACAAGCTGATACATTAAACTCATCTTATGCAGCAGCATACTGGCCTTGGTTACAAACTCAATCAGCTACAGGTAAAAATGTATGGGCACCAGCTTCTACATTCATACCAGGAGTATATGCATTTACAGATGGAGCTAACGCACCATGGTTTGCACCAGCTGGATTAGTAAGAGGAGGATTAGCTGGAGTAATTCAAGCAGAAAGAAGATTATCAAGAGTACAGAGAGATGATCTATATGATGCTAAAGTTAACCCAATTGCTACATTCCCAGGAACTGGTATTGCAGTATTTGGTCAAAAGACTTTACAGACTAAAGCTTCTGCTCTAGACAGAGTAAATGTAAGAAGATTATTAATCGACTTAAAAGAGTTTATCGGAAACCAAGCACAGAACTTAGTATTCGAGCAAAACACAGTAAATACAAGAAACAAATTCTTAGCAGCTGTTAATCCATATTTAGATTCAGTAGTACAAAGACAAGGTCTTTATGCGTTTAGAGTCGTAATGGATGACACAAATAATACAGCTGACGTAATAGATAGAAACCAATTAGTAGGTCAAATCTTTGTACAGCCAGCTAAAACTGCAGAATTTATTGTACTAGACTTCACAGTTGAACCAACAGGAGCAACTTTTGGAGCATAATTTAAAAAATAGATATTTATAATAAATAACAAAGTATAAAATGGCAGTATTAGATCCAAATGAAATAATGTTCCAGGCGTTTGAGCCGAAAGTACAGAATAGATTTGTACTTTTTATAGACGGTATTCCATCGTTTATGGTAAAGAACGTTGCAGCACCTAACTTTACAGACGAGATCGTTAAGTTAGATCATATCAACACATATAGAAAAATTAGAGGAAAGAGAGAATGGGGTGATATGGATATGACTTTATATGATCCGATTACACCATCTGGTGCACAAGCTGTAATGGAATGGGCAAGATTATCTTACGAATCAGTAACAGGTAGAGCTGGATATTCAGATTTCTATAAAAAAGATTTAACTTTAAATATCCTAGGACCTGTAGGAGATATCGTAGGAGAATGGATAATCAAAGGAGCATTCATTCAAACAGCAAACTTTGGACAATATGATTGGTCTGCTAGTGATCAAGTTGATCTTACTATGACAGTATCAATGGATTATTGTATCCTAAACTACTAATTATACTTTACATATATTTAAGAACCCGGCATTTAGTCGGGTTTTTTGTTTGCGGCAAAAAATATTTTTCATATATTTATTATAAGACAAGTTATACTTAAATAAAATTTATGGATGCAAAATTCAATTTACCTACCGAAACGGTAGAATTACCTTCGAAAGGCCTTCTATACCCTGAAGGTTCACCTTTAGCTTCAGGTACTATAGAAATGAAATATATGACAGCTAAAGAAGAAGATATACTTACTAACCAAAATTATATTTCAAAAGGTATAGTAATGGATAAATTACTAGAATCTATTATTATTAACAAAAATATTAAACTTCATGAAATTCTAGTAGGAGATAAAAACGCTTTAATGATTGCTATAAGAATTCTTTCTTACGGTAAAGATTATGATGTTATTTATGGCGGTGAAAAAATCACAGTAGATTTAACTAAATTAGGAACTAAAGAAGTAGATTATAATTTATTAGAAAATAGTAATAATGAATTTGAATTTAAATTACCTAATACAGATAATATAGTTACTATAAAATGCTTAAATGGAGCAGACGAAAAAGCAATAGTTGAAGAAGTAGAAGGAAACAAAAAAATTAATAAAGATAGCAATACTGAATTAACATCAAGATTAAAACACTTAATTACTTCGGTAAATGGAATGAGAGAGAAAAAAGATATTAGACATTTTGTTGATAATTTTTTACTTGCGAAAGATGCTCGAGCTATAAGAAAATACTACGCAGAAATAAACCCAGACATAGATTTAAGCTATACGTTTACTAACAGAGCTGGTAGGGAGGAGGTTCTTAAGGTCCCGATAGGGATAGACTTTTTTTGGCCTGACTCCGGAATATAGAGCTGGTATATTCACTCAAATTCATAACATAGTTTATTTTGGTAATGGAGGATATAGCTGGTCCGATGTTTATAATATGCCTATTTGGCTTAGAAATTTTACTTTTAAAAAAATAAACGATTACCAATCTAAACTTGCCGAACAGTCTAAAAAAGCTTCGCCTAAAAAGCAAAACACGTTAGGTCCTAATATTCAACCTTCTTTCACCTCGAAGGGCTCTAAAAAATAGATGTAATCCTATTTATATCATATAGACCTATATGGCTGATAAACCTAATTTTAATAAAGACGAATTTAAAAAAGACGTAATCGATTCAGTAAGTGTAATCGAGGATACAGTAATTAGTATATTCGAGAACATTAATACTAAATTAAAACGTCAAGTAAAAGATACTTCTAATGAGTTAGATAGCGCTGTACTTTCAAAATTGAGAGTAGATATAAATAAATCTGTGAGAGGATTTGCAGATGGTTTAGCAACTACTAGAAAAACTCTTAAAGAAACTTTAGAAGGAAGAGGAAAAATTTCTGATATACTCAAACTACAGGTTAAAATGCAGAACAGTATATCTGAAATTGAGTACAGAAGACAATTATTAGTAAAAAACGGACTTGAAGACTCTGCAGAAATGGAAAGCCTTCAAAACGATTTAAATATTGCTTATGAAGATGCTGAAGAAGTAAACGAGAGTATTTTAAAATATCAGGAAGATATAAACAAACAAGCTGGTTTAGGAGGAAAGTTATTTCAAGCATTAGCAGATACTCCTTTTCTTGGTACTTTATTTAATGCACAAGAAGCTACTAAAGCAATTAATTTAGCTGTTCAAGATGGTAAAAGTGGAATAGAAGCTTTTGCTGAAGGTGCTAAAAAAGCTTTTTTAAATCTAGAAAGAGGCACTGTTATATTGGCAGCAATAGCAGCTATTAAAAAAATATTTCATTTTATAGTTAGCTCTATGTTTAGAGCTGATGAACTAACAACAAGTGTAGCTAAAAACCTAGGTGTATCAAAGGATAACGCCGAAAACTTAGTTGAACAGCTACAGAGACAAAATGATGTACTTACTTCTACGTCATATATTACTGAAGATTTAATTGAAGCTCAGTCTCAATTAGTACAGTTTACAGGAGCAGTTACTAGAAATCTAAATGAGCAAGCTGGCGAACAAGCTTTCTTAACTAAGTTTGTAGGTATGCAAGCCGAATCTGCAGCGTTACTTAATATTGCTTTAGATAATCAAGAGCAAGGTACTAAAGCAGTTTTCGATAACGTAAACAATACAGCAAATGCAGCTGCAAAACAAACCGGAATATTTATATCAGCTCAATCTATATTACAAGAAATAGGAGAAACATCAGCAGATATCCTAGGAAATTTTGCATTCAGTGCTGACGAACTTACTAATGCTGTATTAACCACAAGAAGATTTGGAGTTACTTTAAGTCAGGCTAAAAATATATCCGAAGGTTTATTAGATTTTGAATCATCTATAGCGTCAGAATTAGAAGCTGAGTTATTGACCGGAAGACAATTTAATTTTGAAAGAGCTAGAGCATTAGCAGTAACCGGAGATATAGCAGGAGCAACAGAAGAAGTATTGAAGCAAACTCAAAATTTAACTGATGAACAATTAAGGAGCCCTATTATCCAAGGTGCGATTGCAAAAGCAACAGGATTAAATGCGGACGAACTATTAAGAGCTAGGCAACTTACTAGAGCATTAAATAGAGAGAGTAAAGAATATAACGAGTTGCTAGAAAATGCAGCAACTGAAACTAAAAGAAGAGAGATAGAAAATCAAATACTACAAGGAGCATCTGCTAAAGAGATTGAAAAAAATATATCAGCTCAAGAAAAATTTAATAATGCTCTAACAAATGCCAAAGATCAGTTTGCCAATTTAGTAGGTTCTGGAGTAATAGATATGCTTACTAATATTTTACCTGGCGTACTAGATACATTAGCATTTTTTACAGGAACTGGGTATCAAACTGACGCATCAGATGATATAGCAGCAGCTGTACAAAAAGCTGGAAAAGCATCAGGAAAATCAGAAGAAGAGATAAATAAAGCAGTTCAAACAGCACAAAAGAAGTATTTTGAAGAAATGCGTAAATTAGATAATTTAGGAGGAACAATAGGGAAAAGAGGAAAAAAAGGAATTTCAAACGCATTTATACAACAAGCAGCACAATTAGGATTTTCAGACGCTGAATTTGGGTTAGATAAAGGATTAGCTTCTAAAGATCTATATGGTAGAACGAATGCTTTTTATGGAAGAGGAGCTGATAAAGAGTTAGTAAATGAATATTTTAAAAATCTTTTAGCTGAAAGTTAAAGAACTACTGCAGCAATAAAAGATAATAGATACGAAGCTTTTAGATAAACTATTTATAAATAAACAATCATGGGAATATTAAACGATCAATTACCAAAATCAATTCTAGGACTTAAAGGAAATACACCTGCAAAAAGAGCCGGAGCGTTAAATACTTCTAAAATGCATAACTTAAACTCATTAGACGTTAGCAATTTAGACTTAGATGCTAAAACACCAGCTAAATATGTGGATAATAAACCTGAATAGTGCCGATATTAAAGAATTACATAGAAGGAACACAATTAAACCAGTTAAGGTATAGTAGCTATAACTCGGGCCGAGGTCCTATTGTACAGAAGAAAATACCTACCGGTATATCCGAAAGAGGAAATGAGTTTACTCAAGCCGGTAAAAGAGCAGATGATCTAGCTAGAATCGCAGCTCTAATGACTAGACCTGAAGGACTTAGATACTTATCTAATGAAAAAGGATTAAGTCAGGTAAGAATAAAAGGACAAGCACAGTCACAAGGTAAACAAACTTTATTAGGTAGACTAGTAGGAGGAACTCTTAATACTGTTAAAGTATTAGGGTCTACCTTACTACAGGTACCAGTAAGCGGGACTGGTCTACATTTTGTAAAAGGATTTGGAGAAAGAGCAGGATATTTAGAAAAATCTTTTGCCGGAATAGTTAAAGAAGGAGGTTCAGCAGGACCTTCAGTAATTGGAGGAAGATACTGGGGTAGAAAAGTAGGATCTCAGTACCCTCAATTTACACCAGACGACGTTGTAGGACCAATAGGACCTGTAAGAGCTAAAACTTTTAAGCAATTTGAAAAAGAAAAATTTCATTTAGAACAAAGAATAGGCTTAGGAAATATATCAGGTAGAACAGCAGAGGAAAGAGTATCTCCTTATGAGAAAAAACCTCAATTCGATAAAATAGACAAAAAGAATTTTTTAAGTCCTTCAAGAACAGCTTTAAGTGAAGGATTTGACCAACAAGCTCAAAAACCAGGTGAAGCTAGAGATTTAGTAAAATTTAATTTTGAAGTTATTACACCTGGAGAAAGCGGCGGTAAACCTATAAGTACTTTTTTATATTTTAGAGCACTTATCGATTCTTTTAACGATAGTTATAGCTCAAATTGGAGTGAATTTAACTATATGGGTAGAGGAGAGTCCTTCTATAATTATTTAAATTTTAAAAGAGACGTAACTGTTGACTTCAAAGTTGCAGCTATGACTAGACATGAACTTGCTCCTATCTATAGAAAATTAAATTATTTAGCATCTTCTCTAGCTCCTACTTACAACAAAGACGGATTTATGAGAGGAACTTTTACTAGATTAACCCTCGGTAGTTATTTCTATAAACTTCCAGGATTTATTACTAATTTGACTTACAATTGGAATACTGTTTATCCTTTTGAAATTGCTTTAAATAGCCCTGATCCTATAACTGGTGAAAGAGAAAATGATACAGACGTTCAAGAGTTACCAATGGTATTAGATGTATCATTAAACTATACTCCAATCCATACATTTACTCCTCAAACCGGGTACTATCATTATACTACTAATGATAAAATTCAACCATTTTTCAAAGGAAATGGACAATTTCAAGATGAATTTAATAAAGACTCTGGGGTGTTAAATAATGCTTCTAGTAATACATCACCTGCACCTGATTTAGGATTTAACGATTCACCAAATTTAAGCTCTTTTTCTACACCAAGTTCATTCTCTTTAAATCAAGGAAATTCAGGATTTAACATTATTTAATGAAACGGTATAAAAAAATAGATAGATATAGAAGTAAGGAAGGAAAAAGGTATAAAACAAATGCTATATACCCTACTATTCCAGAAACTGAAAACGATATATATGTTATTGCCTCAGCTGGTGATAGATATGATAAACTAGCACTACAGTTTTATAATGATTCATCTTTGTGGTGGATTATTGCCTCTAGTAATAACTATCAGAAAGCTTCCCTTATACCAACACCTGGGGAGCAACTAAGGATCCCAGCTGATGTAAGATTAGCTTTAGAGTTATACGAAGATTTAAATTCATCAAGATAATGTCATTAGGTTGGACAGCAGAAGGTACAATATACAGTAATTTACAAGAGGGAATACAAATTCAACTTGATAAAAGACGTAATGTCGTAGATGCAAAAACTTCAAGAACAGATCAAGATCTAATCTACTTAAACAGTAATACCGGATGGGTTAAACTTTCATCAGGTATTATCTCTACTAATGAAGAGGATACGTACGAACCGCAAGATTTTGTACTTTTCGGTGGAACAACTTCTCAATCTGGTTCAGGAGATAATTTAGTAAAAAATCAAAAAGGAGGTTTATTTAATTCCAACCAACAAAACTACAATTCAAATAGTTCTTATAATTGGTCTGATCAGTACGGATACAGGCCTATGGGCGGTATAACAGATGCATCAATAAAAACTCACGGTACGTTTGGTGCAGTAAAAAAAGCTACTGTAAATTTTAGAGTTAATAGTTTAGAAGAATTAGAAACATTCGAAAAACTTTATATGCTTCCAGGGTATTCTATGTTATTAGAATGGGGTCATTCTCTTATATTAAAAAACGAAGGAAATGAAACCGAAGTTGAAACTTTAATAGACTACTATAAAAAATGGTTTAGAGATAAACCGCCTTCAGATCCTAAAGCAGCAAAACATAGATCTACAGCCGTGCTTGAAGCAGTACAGGAGATAAGAAGCGGTTCTAATTTTAATTACGATGTACTTTTTGGTAGAGCATCTAATTATTCCTGGAGTTTAACGGACGAAGGAAGTTATGATTGCTCAGTTGATTTGATTGGGTATGGAGAAGTAGCAGAATCTCTGTCTGCTATTTTTACTGTTTCTGCCGATGATGAAGATAAAAATTTTATCGGAGAAAATACTGTTAATACTTTCAAAGGTTATTTAGATTTAATTTTAGATACTGCACCTAGTCTTACTCCCTCCGATGGTCTTTCTCCGATAGCTTCTTTAGAAGAAATTATTAAAGTCAAAGAAGAGCGAGGAAAAACAGAAGATCTAGAAAAATTACAAAAAAAAGCCGATAGATTAAAAACATTAGGGATAAACCCACTAACCCTCAGTATTGAACCACCTAATACAGGTACCCCTAATTCTTACAAATATATTACTTTTGGTAGTTTTCTAAATATGATTAATAGGCACTTTATGTTAGCTGATGACGGTA